GCCGGCCGCAGGGACAGCAGGCTTAAGTCGGATGGGGTGGTAAGAACCGCCCCCTCCACGCCCACGGCACTATCCGCCCCGCTCAGTGACAAGCTGGTCACCGCGCCGGGCGGACGACGCAACAACGTGAGACGCCCCATCAGCTCAGAGAAATCGAGACGGTCAGCGTCCAGGTGGCCGCAGACGTCTTGGTCCCGAGCGATCCGACCTTGCGGTTCAGCATCCGGCGCGACGCGCCCGTGGAGTTGAACAGCGCCCACTCGTTCCACGCGAAATTGCCCTGCGCCGTGGTGTAGGTCGCACGCCAAGTCATGGTCCGCGCATCCGACGACGCCGTGCCATCCGTATGCGTCGGGTACCCGCTCGCCATGCTGTTGTACTTCTTGCTGCCACCCTGTAGATCGGTCTGCGTGACCGCGGCCGTGGCCGTCGAGTTGCCGACGCCCAACCGACTGTTACCAGTGCTGAACGCCTGCAGCGCCGCGCCCGTGCTCGACGTGGACGGCTTGTTCACCTTCAGCCGCTCCCAGATCAGCGACGCGCCGCCGTTCATCAGCAGGTTGTTTTCCTGCAACACGAACTCGACATCGCCCGCGCGATGGTTGGCGTCATCCCCCTTCCACTGCTTCTCTACACTAGTCCGCACCTTCCACATCACGGGCTGCACTTCACGGGCGTGGAACGCAGCGACCTCGCTTTCAAATGCCATGATCTACTCCTTGGGGTTGGCCGGTGTGCCCGGCACGGGTTTACCGGCCGTCGCCAATGCTAGCGCGGCCTCTGCTTCGGCTTCCGCCTGCTCGTCCAGCACCTCTTGTCGGTCGTCAAACTCTTCTTCCGTCAGCGTTGGGAAGTTCGCGTACCCGCGCAGCGTGTTTTCCACCTGCCGATCCGGGAACAGCGGCATCCCCGCCGTGACCAGCTTGCCGACGTAGTCGCCCACTTCAGCCAGGTCTGGGGTTTCGATGTCCGCGTGGCACAGTGTCGGGGCCAGCGCGGGGTCGATTCCGTTCAGCGCCAGCAGCCGCGGGATGGCGTAGCGGTTGATCGTCTCCGCCACCGCGTCGAGCCATGCGCCCAGCGCCACACTGAACAGGTTGGTTTTGGAACTCGCCAACGCGAACGACCCGACCTTCTCATGCCCCAGCATGAGGAAGTCGGCCATCACGGTCATGGCGATCTGACTGTAGTAGCGTTGCAGGATCGGCACGGTATCAATGCGCCGTGCTCCACCGGATGTCAGGAGGCTGAGTTTGTAGAGCGGGTTGCTATTACTATCGTACGCCTGTGGCAGCACCACCCCCATCTGCTCGTCCATGCGGATGTTGGTGACCATCTTCTTGAAGCCCGCATACGCCGTGGCCATCTCGGTCCCGGCCGCGGCCGCCGCCATCTCGGCCGGCACTTCGACCACGGGCAAGCCCGCCAGATCGCGCTCGACCCCGATCGCTTCAACTTCCTCGATCCGCTTCGAGAAGTACCACGGGCGATAGGCGCGGCGAAGGGAGGACTGGCCTTCCGGATTGTTCTTGTGCGCGCCGGGGCGGAACAACAGGCACTTCTCGATCGGCAACTCGACACGCTGGAACGTCGGCGGACTCAGTTGCACCATCCCCTTGATGCCGCCCTGCTCATCGAACATCCACTCCAGCCGGGACGACTGGGCGCGAATCGGGATCTTCCGCCACCCGATCTTGCCATCCGCGAACTTGCTGGCCGCCGCCTTCACGCCCGGAGACTGCGGGCCGTTCCGGACCTTGTACACAATCTCGTGATAGCTCCACCCGTAGGGGACGAAGCTGAAGACTTCGCTCAGGAAGTCTTCCCACGTGTGGCTCATGTCGGTCCGGCACTCGTCGATGAACCGCGCCACCTCCACCGCCGCAGGGTCCGTCTCGTCCGCCGGCTCCAAGTGCCATGCGACTTGCCGCATCAGCATGTCGATGGCGAACAAGCTGGCCCCAACCACGGGCGAGTTGGCCTGCATCTCCTCGTAGATTGAGATGGCCTTGTTGCCCTGCAGCTTGGGATGGAATTCTTCGCGGATGTAGCCGCCGTAGCGGCGGAGGCCGGTCAGGCCGAGTTCGGCGAAGTCGGGGCGGGGGGTCGGAGACGACTGGGCGGCACCGGGTTGCGGTGTCGGTTCAGCGGGAATGGTGGAGGTCGGAGCGGTCAGGGCATAAGGTGCGGCCGGGGTGGGCCGATGCGCTCCTGGTGTTGCACGTGGAACCTACGCGCCGCGAAAGTAGCTCGGGCGGGACAGGCTGTCAGGGTCCGGGTTAGCGAGCGTTGGGCTGTTCAGGAGCAGTTCTGTGATCGCCCATACCAACGCGTCCAACCGATCCGGCGATTCCTCGCCCGGTACCCACGTACACAGTTCGTCCTCCAGCGCGGGGAAGGTGCCGACATGATGCACCAGCCCTTGGGTATACAGCGCCGCGACCGGTTCGGCCCGCGCCTGTTTGCATTTGGATGCGTGAACGTCAGTCAACGGTAAGGTCTTGCGGACGGTTTGTAAAGTATGCGCGACCATCTCGCCACCCTGGTTCGACTCGTAAACCACCCGGTCCGCGTTGTGGCGGTCGAAGGCGGACACCGCGGCGCGGGCCCATATCTCGGGCGCCGCGCGCTCTTTGCTGGCGTCCTCGAAGACATACGCATGCCCGTTACGACCGCGCGCAGCGACAATGATCCCAGTCGCGTTCGACGTGTCCTTGCTGGTGCTAGCGGGATCGATCGCCACCACGATCCGGACCAAGGGCTCGGGCACCTCGGGGCGCTGGACGCGTGAGTGGTCCAACGTGTCGCGTAGCCAGAGGGCGCCGGGCATCTCCGCCCGAAAGGCTTCTTCCACGGTGGCGGGATACTCACGCCGGAAGATGTGGACGCCCCGGAGCTCAAGGATCTTGGCCCGCCGCCACGCGAGTTGGCCATGATCGAGTCCGTACGTATGGGCATAGGCGGACTCTTCCGCAGTCGGCGTGAAGCTGTCGGTGACGGTCTTCCGGTACTCTTCTTGCCAGAACCATGGGACGAAGATCAGCTGATACTCGCCTTGCCCGGCGTGCGCCTCTTTGCACATCGCGAAGAACAGCCCCTGGGCGCCAGCGCTGGTGGATTCAAGGATGACTTCGGTGCCGTCGATATCCGGCACGGCTTGCAGCACGCCCGCCATGTGGGTTTCCGCGTTGGGCCAGTAGGCCACCTCAGATCCGTGAAAGAGCTGGATGGTGCCGGAGCGGCCGATGTCCTTTTTGCCCGCGGTGCCGACCTTGTACCCCGAGTCCATGCGGTCGAACACGAGTTCTTTCGCGTTCGCTGCCCCACACGACGGGCGCACTAGGAGCGGGCAGTGTTCGTAGTACCGCTGGGCCATGCCGAACAGGTTGGCCGTCGCCGCATCCTCATGGGTCAGGATGAACGCTTGGGCCGCTTTCTGGTGCGTGACCTTCCAGAAGAAGCGGCCCTCCACGTAAGTCGAGCAGCCTTGTTGCCGCCCCTTGAGGATCAGTACCCGGACGCGGCCGGTGGACTCCCGTTGCTGCTCGATTTGGGTGTGGATGTACGTCTGGGCCGCGTTCAACTCGAACGGGATAACCCGCATGTCCTTCGTGCGGATCTTGAGGCAGCGGGAGGCGTAATGGGGGAGGTCGTCCCGGAGCCGGCGGCGGATACGCTTCTCCCGCGGCGACATGACGGGCCGTGGCGCGGTCATTCGAGGTCGGTCAACGCATCCTCATGCGGCATCGTGGCGTCCAGATCCACGGGCTGGACGGGCTGGCCATGTCCATACGCCAGAATGAGTTTGGTCGCGGCCAAGCGTTCCGCCGGCTTACTCAGCATCACCGTGGTCACCCCATCCGGCAGTGTGACCGTTTCCCCCTCCTTGCCACAAGCGATGGCCGCCGCTTTCTCCAGCAGGTTCTCCCTCGTCGCAATCTCGCGACAGAGTTGCGAAAACTGAATCGGGGGCCGCCCCGCGTTGGCCGCCCCCTTCTTCGGTCCACGCCCTGGTGCCACCCGACCATCTGGAAGCCGTGGAGCCGACTTAGAGCCCGACTTACTCACGGGGCCATCCAAGTACGGGTGAACCACAGATCATCGCTCTGCGTGGCAGCGGGGGCCGATGGCGGAGCCCGCCGTGGCACGGTCGCAAGACTCGGGGTGGTGCGTGTCCACTTCTCGCGGCTGCTCCACCAATAGATCGTGTGGGGGCTGACCCCGGTTTCGCGCGACAGGGCGGGCGCGCTGCTGCCGGATTCGAAGCGGGCGCGGATCAACGGCTTGAGCGCGGGATGTGGGGGCATGGGCTTTACGTTGGGGCGTCGGGCGGGGAAACGCAAGAGGGGGTCACGGTACCCACGCTTGAGTGTATCCGTCCGGCGTCGCCGTTTCCAGCGTAGCCAAGTCGCCGGTCAGCGCAACAATCCGCGTCCGGTGGCCCTCGACGAC